ATGGGGCAAACTAACACTCTAACGGCTTTGGGCATTAAGAACGCAAAGCCCGGAAAGCTGTTTGATGGTGGTGGTTTGACCTTGGTGAGGTCACAAACGGGTGGAAAATGGATTTTCCGATATTCGTTCCAAGGTCGTCGCCGGGAAATGGGCTTGGGGCCCTATCCCAAACTTTCCCTATCTGCAGCACGGAAACTGAGGGATGAATGGGCGTCCGTTCTGCTAAATGACCTCGATCCAATTAGTGAGAGAGAAGACAAACGCAAACAATCGGCTAGCCCCAGCGACCGCTTTGACCCCACATTCAGCGAAGCCTGTGATGTTGCATTTGAGGCCCTAAAGGCCGGGCTGCGCGGTGATGGCACCCGTGGCCGCTGGCGCTCACCACTCGATATTCACATCATCCCAAAGATTGGGAAAATTAGAGTTTCAAGACTGACGCAAGATGACATTCACCGTGTGTTAAAACCAATCTGGAAGACAAAGCATGAAACGGCATCCAAGGCACTTGAGCGGATGAATAAGATTCTAGTTCATGCAAAGCTGTGTGGTGCCGATGTTGATCCGTTTATCGTGACAGCAGCCCGGCACATGCTTGGCCTGCACGACCACAAGGTCAAACCAATCACAGCAACACCTTGGCAAGACCTCCCCGAACTATTTGGGCAGCTCAGTAAAGACACCCCGTCACACATGGCTTTGCAGTGGTCAATTCTAACCGTCACCAGAGGCGACAGTGCCCGTGGCGCAAGGTTCTCTGAAATAGATGGTGACGTTTGGACTGTCCCCGCCGATCGCATGAAAGGCGCCCGAAACAAGGTCACAGAATTTCGCGTTCCGTTGTCGCCGGCCGCGCTTGTACTTGTTGAACGCGCACGCCTTTTTTCAACTTCTGACTTTCTGTTTCCAAGCCCCCGAAAGGGGTGTGTCACGGTTCAGGCGCTGACTAAGATCCTAAACAACATGGGTGAAGCTGGGCGACCTCATGGCTTCCGAACCAGTTTTAGGACGTGGGTACAAGAAACAGACGCTTGCGGCTTTGATGTTGCTGAAATGGCGTTGGGGCATGTGATCGGCAACAAGACAGAACGCGCCTATGCACGCTCAGACCTTTTAGAGAGACGACGTACAGTCATGACATCATGGGGCAGTTATGTCTCGGGAGAAGCTGCCAATGTTGTGGATATTGGCTCGACCAAGCTGAGAAGGTGAACTTTATTTGTCCGCCTTACCATCCAGCTTGTCTTCAATCCGCTGCAAGCCCTCTTTGATATCTTTAAACCCATCTTTCACGGCTTCGCGGTCACGCTTTTGTAACGCTTCGATAACTGCGACACGTCCTCTCAGATGGAAGAAGGCGCTAGCTAATGCGGCCAACATTGCGCCCCATGTCAGCATGTCTTTCATCTCAACCTGCATTCTGCGTCCTTGCTTTGTTCCCCTATAGATATCCAGTCCAGAGGTTTGATCCTCTGGCGGTTCCCCCTATTCAGGTAAGCCTTCTTGATTAGCCCCAGCGTTGATGCTTACATTGAAAGACGATGAGCCTAAGAACTGTATGTGAGGGAAGGTTTGAATTTGAAAAAAATTAGCGGATTAGCGCAATTCTTTCTTTGGCCATCACTACTATGGTTCTTACTTTATTATATGAAATACCATGCGCCTGATTTTTTTATGGACTCTAAATATCAACTAACCGGAACAATATTTATTTGGGTTTGGTGGCCGATAGCTCTGATGATCATCTTTGTCTCTTTGGCAAATAAACCGGAAGATCCTAAACAATAAAGTACAAGAAGTATGAAAGAAAAGTCTTTAAAATGCTCTTTGATCCTAATTGTCATAATTATAACGGTTAGCGCTGGAATTTGGTTCGCAAAAATTTCACTATTAATTGGCGCAGCGCTGCTGTTCCCGGTTTTTGTATCTGAAACGAAAAAAACGCCTCCTAAAGATGGCTGACACACCACCAACTCCCGTGAAAGTGGCCGATCAGATTGCATCAAAGTAGAAGGGTTTCTTTGAGCTTTATCTATTCAGGCCGTTCTGCTGAAAATGTGGTTTTGTAACCTTCACGCGTGACTGAGTGGGTGACACTTTCCACCACCCACGCGCCAACACTTGCAGAACTGAAATCCATAGGAACAACCTTACTTTCAGCGATGACTGCAGGGTTCCCCGGCATGGAAACGCTTAGAGTTTCAACCGAGCGCCCTGCCCGCCTAGCTTCAGCATCGGCCACGCTGCGCGCTTCACTCTCATCGCGATACCTTGGGCGCAACCGGCGCACAGGTTCCCCCTCGCCAGCCTTCACCTCTTCATCCCGGCCCTGCTCAAGATCACGGAAGGTTGCAATCACTGTGCCTACCGTCTCGCCAAGGCTTCGACGCATCGCCCAGCGCGTCACGTCATCTCTGAACAATACGGTGTTAGGCATTTCTTGGCCGGAGGCGTTGATTGCATCCCCTCGCCGCCCAACAAACAAATAACCACCCGCAGGTTTTGCAATCAAATCGCGTGCAACGGCTATACGCGTCAAGAATGAGATGTCAGATTCGTCTATCTGATCGAGATGGCCCGGTTGTAATTGGCTCACAACTTCAGTGATCGCAGGTTTCAAGCCGTTGTCGCCCGCAATCGTCTGCACAATCTCGCCCAGCGTCATGTTGGGCCAAGACCGCGACTTCTGTTGTGTGATTGGGCTTCTCCCACCATCGGAGACACCTTGGATTTTTGCGCGGCAAACCAGAGTTATTGCCCGTGGTGGATCGGCCTCTTCGACCTCATCCACAATGAAAAGTCCCATCTTTCGGAATTTCAAAAAGTAACCGAGAGAAATTTCAACTTCAGCGCCCACATTGGGCATTGCAGCGGCTCCAAAAAATGAAACGTTTGAAAACGTAATCTCTGCCGTGTCTGAAACCATTCCGGCTGCATCCGTAATCGTGACAGATGTTATAAGCGCAAAAGCCCGATCGGTTAAATCTGTGCCGTTCACTGTTACGCGTACAAGTGGCTTGAAATCTATCAACCCCACAGCTGCACCTCTTCGGTTTCAACGACCAGTGAACCCGCAGGCAGCAATATTTTCACACCAGCGGACAATACCCCACCTTTCCCGGCTAGGCCGGGATTTTGCGCCAGAACCTCTTCCACTTGTCCCCGCGCGCGGTTGCCATAGTGCAGATGGACTATTTCATCCAATACGTCCCCATCTCTAGAAACGTAGAATTGATCTGTACCCGCCGTCATAACGCGCCACCCTCATTGTGAATTCTTGTTTCATCGGTACGCCGCGCTTTGCGAATACCTTCTGGCCTTCTGTGATCGCCTCAATCACCCACAGCCCAAGCACCTTTCCCACACCTGAGACCAAAGGCAGCGGCACGCCAATACTCGCCTGGCTTCGCATCTTATCAATCTGTTTAAGACCACCCAGAAATTGCGGATAAATAACGCCTTCCAGTTCGATCGTATCTGCGCCATATCCGGTGAACTGCAGAGCGTCATGTGCCCCCAGCCGTGCCTGACGGGCCCAACGATATTCGGTCGATCGGCTTAGGCTTTGATATGCGGCACTGTCGATCGAGAATTGCAGGATGCCGATCTGCATCATTACCTCTGCCATTTCTTACCCTCCAAATGCGCCAAGCTGTGTTCCACGGTCATACAAACCGCCCTGCGATTGCTGGCGCTGCTTGCGTTCCGCCAAATTCAGCAGTTCTTCAGCACTGACACCGCTTGCATGGAAATGGTTTGTGACGTTCTGCGTTACGGCTTCGCGTGACTGCGCAACCTGCGCGCTGACACCGCTACCTCCTAGTGCAGCAGCCATACGCCCAGAAAGACCGCCAGACCGCCCAGACGGGGTTAATTCGCCAGCCTTAGCCGCGTAATCCGCCAACTGTCGCATGGCGCGGTTGTTGGCAACGTACCCAGAGCGGTTTTCAAACTTCAATTCCGGTCCATTTTCGCCAGAGAGAACCAACCCAGGCAGGAATGACCCACCTAGCGCCCTTTTCTGCACAGGCGGCACCAACTGCGGTGATCCATTGCGAACGTATTGGCGGGGTTGTGGTGCTTCGCTTGCGTCGCCGCTGTCAGCCCCACCAAAGCCCAGCGCATTCGCAGCAGCGGCCCCGTATTCTAGCCCCCACTTCAACGCGTCGATAACTGGTGAAATAAGCCCACCAACCCATTCAAACTTTTGCCCGATCCAATCCAGAATTGGTTGCATGCTGGTTTTCACCGCATCCCACGCATCACCAATGCTGCCAACCGAAGACATGCCATCAATTGCCGGGGCGATTAGGTTGTCATATGTGTTGCCAAATACGCTTCCAACAGCTTCAAACAGCGCGCCAACGGTTTTCTTTGCAGAGGCCCATGCTTGTTCTATTGGCTCAGTTATGCCCAGTGCATCGGTCACGGGCTTAATTGCACTCTCATACACCCAAGTCATGACCTTACCGACACCATTAAAGATCCCAGACCAGAAAGCGGAAAAGCCGCCCCAAGCATCTTTCAGACCACCAAGCGCGCGATCCATGTCACCAGAAAAAACACCGCCAACAAAGTTTGACAGACCGCCAAAGTACCCTTTGACGTTCCCCCACAAATCTTTGAACCAAGGACCTACCGCGTCCCAGTTCTTATAAATCAAATATGCACCCCCCGCGATTGCAGCAATGGCCAAGCCGATCGGGTTTAACAGCAAGGCTGTTCCAATCGCACGTATCCCACCAACGACAAGCGGTGTGGCACCAGCCAACGAAAGCATTGCCCGTCCTAAGCTGAAAACAGCACCACCAAACTTAATCACACTGATAACTGTGCGCGATGCCAATACAGCACCGATCACGATTCCAAAGTTTTCCCAGCCCCCTACCATATCGGCAGTGGTTTTAATTACTCGCCCAGTCATTGAGGCAACCTTGCCAATACCGATGGCGATTTCGCCAACGACCGGCAATGCACGTTCAACCCCGTCCGCGAACGAACTGGCCCAAGCCTTGACCTGTTCCCGGTTTCCAACCAACGCATCACCCACACGCTTCTTTGCATCTGTGACAACAGGCATAAGCTCTGCGCCCACTGTGTTCTTCAGGCCCTTCATTGTCAGCTGTGTATCTAAGAGAACATCCTGAAACACTTCTGCATCTCTGGCCGCTTCTTCTGAGAGGACATAGCCCGTGCGTCGGGCGTCTTCACGCAGCGTGCGCAACCCATCAGAGCCATCCCGCAACATATTGAGCATCCCGATGCCGGAACGCCCAAAGATGTCGTTTGCGATGGCCGCTTTTTCCGCCTGCGTTCCAACCCCCTGCATGCGATCGGCAATAACTTCCAAGGCTTCAGCTGGTGACAGAGCAATCAGATCTTCCGCAGATAGGCCCAGATCATCCAGCGCGTCCTTGGCTGCCCCGGTGCCGGTTGATGCCTCACCTAAGTTTTTCAGCATCTTTTCCAAGGATTGATCAAAGGCGCCGGTGCTGACACCTGAACGCTCTGCAGCATATCGCAACTCTTGCAATGCACCGATTTGAATACCAAGCTTGTCAGCAGTTTTAGCGACATCATCACCCAGCTGCGCCGTGGACGATGCCAGACCAAAGACAGCACCGCCTGCCAAACCAACGCCAACAGCGACCGTGCGCGAAGATCGCCCAATATTTGTCATCATGGACGAAAAAGACGCGCCAACCCGACGTGAAGCTGCAGCGGTTCGGTTCCATCGCTCTTGCGTACGTCGCAAGCGCGCCATGGTGCGATTTAAGTCTTCATATTCGCGATCGAGATCTTCAACAGACCGGCCTTGTTTGATCAAGACCTGCCGTTGTTTGCCAAGTTCACGCTGACGGCGTTCTACGCCTTTGATTTCATCGCCAATTTGGTGAAGTCCCGTTTTCAGGAACCCCACGTTCTTTTTTACAGACTGTTCAAGAACAGATCCGATTGTAATGGTTGAACTTAAGCGTTGATTACTTGCCATCTTTGGGAAGCCCTTCTAACCACCAGATGAAGCGACTAAGGGACATCGCTCCAATTTGAGAGAGGCCCCAGCCCGTAAACTGGGCTAGGCGCAGAATGGGGGTGCGTAATTCATCCGCTGCAATCTCCAATCTCTGACCAATTGGATTGCCCAAGTCGTCAATAACTTGACCGACAGTTACGTCAGTCAGCCCATAAAAGCCTGGTAAGCAAACTGCAGGCGGCCATATTGAACCATCTTCATTGTTCCAATGTCTTCGGGCGACACTTCACAAAGGTTTGCCAAGATTGCGATTTCTTTCTTGGCTGGCGATGGCACGTGATCAACCGCTATCTGATCATCAACTGTCGGTTCACGCATCACGATGGACTTAACTTCTGTGCCTGCAACCATTACGGGCTTGTCATCAAACTTCACCTTTTTGGTGCCGTCTGGCATGTCTTCAATAAAATCATTCATTTGATCTGCCCTTAAATGCCAATGTTTGCGCGATGTTCGTCAAGCTGATCGACACCATCAATCACCCGCATCATGTTGATTGGGTCAATTTCACAAATCGTGCGGCTACCATGCTGTTCCCGGTAGTAACGAAGCGATTGAGTGATTGTCAGAGATGGCTTTTTCCCAGATCCCCAAGTCCCACGCGCAACAGAGATAAGCTTGCCGTGCATGTTGTGAATGACCGGGGTTGTTGTGCCGTCCAAGCTTTCAAGAGAACCGCGCGCAGTCAACTGAACGCCTGACCCTTTTTTCACACCAAACAAGGCCAAAACGTTGGCGTCATATGAGGTGATGACAAAGGAACAGGTCAGCTTTTCCATGCCCATATCGAGATCAACAGGGGCATCCATACCACCTCCACGGAACTCTTCCGTGGATAGGGTCAAGTCTGGTGGATTGTATTCTTCAATCTTGCCAGCATACCCGCGACCATCAACGGTAAGATTTAGATATTTCAGGATATCTTCGGCAGCCATCAGACAAATACCTCTTCGATGTAATCATTCACAAGATGCGACTGAAACGTGATATGTTCAGCCACATAAACCGGTGTGAATTTGAAGTTAAAGAACACCTTACCCTGCGCAATATTTGCTGCAGAATTCAGGTCAGGATCAGGCCAGCATTCGCCGCCAAGGATTGCGCCCAATGCTGTCAGGTCACGCAGGTAGGCGTTCACGCTTTCGGTTACGTCGTCGACGTAGGTTTTTGTGATACCGCGATCCACAGCCCATAAATGGGCACGCAAAAGGCTGTCATTGATGATGTCAGCTGTGCGCCGAACATTCACGAAAACCCACTTGGGATCTGCCGTGAGGGTGCGGTTCCCCCAAAGGCGGAAACCATTTTGGCGAATTGTCGTTGCAACTTTCTGTTCATTCAGCAAGTTCGCACGGCTGTTTTCGTCACCAAGGCGGAAATCGACAGCACGCGTCGTGCCAATGATGCCCGCGATATTGTGATTTGAGGGCGACGCCCAGAATCCGACTTCGTTGTCTATCTTTGCAAACAGCCCCGCAATCCGGGATGATGGCGGCACATCAACAATGTTGCTGCCAACCATAGCCTTATGCCAAGGATCTGCGAGGTAAATACGCGCAGATCCAAAATCCCCTGCAGCGGTATATGCATCTGCATCGGTAGTGTTTGGGCCATCGATGATGACTTGGGCGCGCAACCGGTCGGCGATGCCCTCCAGTTCTGCAACGACAGGATTTGCCAAGCTTGATGGCCGTTGATGTGTGAAGCCCGGCGCAATCAGCAGCCGCGGGGAAAACCCGACAACGCTTTCAGCCCCAGCAAGGGCGTGAACACCCTCAAAATCACCAGTCGTGGCATTCACGCCGCCAATCACATTGGCAAGCATATCGGCCTCAAGAGCTTCGTGTTCAACGCGCACAACGATAACCAGCGCACCGATTTGATCAAAGATCCCATCAAGGGCCGATGGCAGGGTGCCGTTACTGTCGCCTACGGTATCCAGCTTTGCGGCTTCACGGCGCGAACCTGCGACAATAACGGGAGTATTGAGGGGGAACGCCGCTGCGTCTGCATCGGGCGCAGTGCCAACGATGCCGATCACGCCGGATTTTACAGTTGCGATTGAACGGGGACCCGCATCAATTTCAACGACTTCGACCCCATGGAGAAAGCTTGCTGGCATGCTGACCTCATTTAAAAATTGCGATTTAGGCAATCATTCCAGTTTCACAGGAATGGTTCCTCTGGCGGTTCCCCCCTTAGCCCGCGCAGCTGCCTGCGCGCGACCATCCCAACGTACGCAATCCTTGCCTTGAATGGCGGGGCCTGTTCGCTCAATGCAGCTTCAAGCCACTGACTATCTGCAAACGCACGCTTGAAACCAGATTCAAGTAAAAAATCATGAATGACAGCGGCTTTCAAAAAAGCGGGATCATCCGGCGAAAGAGCCCAGCGCAACAAAGCCGGAACTGAGCTTTCAAACTCTGTTCCCTCAGGAATAATAAGCAGCCATTCCGACTGTTTTTTCCCAATGTTCCAACACAAGGGGGCAGCGAGGACATACCCACGCCGCCCCCCTCGGTTAAATTGGCAACCAATAACTGTCATCAGAATAATCTTGAGGAACTGGGTCCGCGTTTTTCAAAAGCCGCACGGCATGGATATGTTGTGTTTTATTGGCCATGGCAGCGTTACAGAATGCCACTACTTGCGCGGATCCCATAGAGCCACAATTGCCCCTAACAATGCTGATCCAGCCTTAACCGCAGCTTGGCGTGTCGAAAGAACCGCTTCACGCATTTCATCCCCCATCTCCGACAGCTTCTTCCCACTCTGTGGTGATAGTCTCAGGCGACAGATCCAGATCGGGCACTATCGCCTCTGCCTGATCTCGGAACTGCGCGACAAGAGCCAAAGTCGCATCCAAGTGAAAGACATCTTGCGCGCGGCTCTTGGCCAAAAGGCGACGGACCACCTTGGCTTCTGGGGTGTTTACCCCCTTCACTGCCGCTTGCAACGCATCCCATGCGACATCAAGTTCAGATGCCGCCAGAAGCCCCATGAATTCTGCCTTGTTCAAATTGCGATGTAGCGGGTTAATCGCGGTCGTCTCAGGGATTTTGATAATCATGCGCCCACCCCATCAGTTAGATCATCAACGTCAACAGTCCAAGCATTACGCGCGGCACGATCTATTGGAATGTCCGTCACGTTTACAATCTTATACGGCACACCAGACGGAACATCTTTTGCTGCGATTTCCTCTACCGTCAGCCCGCAATCCCCAGGTTCGATTACTGCTACACCACCAACGCCGTTTGGATGAATTATTCTTTTTTCCATTTTACTACCTTATAAACGCTAGTTGCACGTATGATGAATCCGCTTTAGTTGCACCGGCTACAGTTATGAGCCTAAAACTACCCGCTAGCTGCCCACCTGGTTGCGATCTAACGTCATCAGAGTTCACCTCAACCGATGAGATACCGCCAATAGCAGCGTAGTTGGCATCGACCATCGGTGTTGCAAAGTTTACGGTATAATCACCAGTTCCATTATCTGTCACTGACGAGACGTTGAAGGACTCGCGGATGGAGACAACACCAGTTCCGTTAAAATTAACCCAAGCCTTTATCGAGTTCTCCGCCACTTGCGAAGACAGCGCGGCAATCTGCGCAAGCAACGCAGCCAGCTCATTGTCATTATCGCCAATGGCAGCAGCCAGTTCGTTCAACGTATCCAATGCCCCCGGTGCGCCATTTACCAAAGAAGAAATGGCCGCATTTATCTGGGCAGACACATCAATATTGCTCAGATCAGTCTGCAAGGCTTGTAACTCAGCCAAAAGATAAGCCGTGCGATTGCCAAGCTGTTGTGCAGGGATATTGGTCACACCCTGCTTGGTAGCCAGATCAGGCGGGCCCCCAACAACAGAATCTGTGGTTTCAATCTGGTAGATCCCCGTCTCATATACCGGGTTTTCGACAAGGTCAGCCATCAGGCAACTCCATAGGTGAATGAACCGTCATAGGTGATGCGGTCATTGTAAGAATTAAGTGCTTCAGTGAAAAACAGCCCCTTCAAATGACTGCGTGCCGGGTCGACTAAGCGCAGGATCGCGCGCACCTGTGCGGCCTGTTCAATGGTGATTGGTGTAGTGAGATACACACGATATTCGGCCCAATGATCCGGCTCAGAATAGTTGATTGAACCGTCATGACTGTAAGTGCCATCATGCGTTTCATGACCGTAACGCTCAACCACAGTGGCATCGCCATAGCCTGCCGCCTTTAATGCACGTTGCACAGATTGCAGCGTACCTTTGCCTCGGTGAATGCTGACGGCCTCACGGATTGAGGCGCGTTTACTGTCCTGGCTCCAACCGCTATCCCAAAAATCCACCGACAGTGCCCATGCTAACCACGGCAGAAGGTGAAGCGGGCAAGTATCCGGATGCCAAAGTTGTTCGATGGGCAGTTCAAGCGCAGCCAATGGTTCAGCCATAACCGTTTCCAGCACGCGCCGAACCGGGTCATGATTGAATGGCAGAAGGCTGCGAATATCAGACATCAATGCCCCCAACATTTACCGTTTGAGCGGTGCAGAACGCCGCTTGATCTGAGGCAATTATTAAGTCGGCAGAAAATGCGCCCAGATCAACGTTCTGAACGCCCTCACGGTGCAATGCAGCATGCAGTCCGGAGATCGTGATATCATGGCCAAGGCTGTGCCGGGCGGCGATATGATCTATAAGTGACTGTTCAGATGCCGCACGGACTACTTCGCTATCAAAGCCATCATAAAGGGTAAGGGTTGCGTGAACCTCATACCCGACCACAACCGCCGTTTTTGTGGTCACAAGGTCACAAAGCGGACGTCGTGGGTCAACTTCTGCAGCAACCACATCAAGCAGGATGGAACCGGCAACGCCATTCGCCTCTGTGGATAGGATCGTGATTTCTACTTCGCCGGGCACGGGGCTAGAAACATCGACATCTTTGACCAGTGGCGATGCGGCCAACGCCCAAAACGTATAGGAACCGATCGAACCAGCTGTGGTGAAGCTTTCCGGCGCAAGCTGCACCCGTTCGCGCAGTCGCGCATCATCTTCCATGACCTGTTCAACCGGAGGAATGGCGTTTGCATCAGCTGCAATGACAACTTGGCGCGCGACTCCATAAAACGCCGCAATGTGATCCAATTCAGCACCCTGGGCAAAGGCCAGCATATTGCCCTTCCCTGCGTCTTGCACTGCAGCGCGCAAAAGCAATTCGCGATAGCTATCTTCCTGCAAAAGCTGAACCAAAGGTTCGCTTTCGAGTTCAAGCACCGGTGCCAAGTCTGGGGCCAGTTCAATCAAACGCGCTTTTCGGGCTGAAAAAATCGTTTCGAATGTCGGTTGTTCAATAATTACCGGCTGCGGTAAGCGGCCCAAATCTATCGCTGAAAACGTACTCATGTTACCTCAATTCCGGCCAAGGAAATGTCACTTCCATCAGGCAAGTATCGCCCAGTAAGATCAATCGTCACTTTGCCGGGCTCATATGTCTGCAAAATTACTGTTTCGACGGCAATTCTCGGCTCCCATAAAATCAAAGCTTTTGCCGTGGCTGCAATTATCGACAGCCGCACGGCAGGCGTTAAGGGAGCGTCAATCAGTTCAAACAAGCCTGATCCGTATTCCCGACGCATCACGCGGGAACCGATCGGGGTTTGTAGAATATCCCGAATTGATTGGCGCAAATGATCAATGCCCGATAATTTGCGCCCAGTTTTTGTACCTAACCCTTGCATGACTACATCATGGCTGCAGTTAGGCCTTCGATCCTCTGGCGGTTCCCCACTAAGATCAGAAACATAAAATAGTCGAATGTCTGGTCTGAGCCCAAACCTACCAGTACACCGATCCGCATCGAAAGGCCGCTTTTCAAGAGGCGGTTGGGTAGCTATCGTACGCGTTTTAGCAATGGCGCTTTAAAAAACTGAGCATATGATCGCTCATTTCGCTTGGTTCTGGACAATACGGGAACCGCTCAGGAGTATGATTTGCCTCGACGAACAAAAGAAGAATTGAAACTCGAATTTGAAAGGCTCTCATCAATCTTTCAGGTGATAATCGATTTCGAACGTACGGAGACGCCGGAGCAGGCAGCAGACCTCGATCTTGTCCGTACCAAGGAGGATATGCTTGGATGGGTCGCAAGTGGCAAAGCAACTTTGAGTGAAATCACCAGGGGCACTCAAATGGCAATAAATGATTTCCAGATGGGACTAAGCGATTTCAATGAGGAAACGCATTATTTGATGTCCCCTTTCGAGCGAGGCCCAGACAGAAACAAATTTCTCGCATTCTATCGCGAGCGTACCGGTCGAGATTTTTATCTGGATGTGACAGACTCAAAACAGACTGCTCGTTCAGTTGTAAGACGAGGGAACATCAAGACGGAAGTTGAGTACTACGTTGTTGTCGAACTTGTTAATGATGTTTCCCAAAGTGTTTTGTCGCAAACAGAGCTGGTTCAGGTCGGTGATATGATTGTTGAGTTTGAAGCTCTGCAATAAGCCGACCAGGGCTAGTCATTCCAGACCCGCCAAAAGGTATACAACGGTTCCGGTCGGCCGAATGCAGTCGTTCATCCTACTGATAGCAAACGGCGGCTTAGTCCGCTGAGCCGCCATTGCGGGCCAGCGCAGCGAGGGTCAGCTTTGAGCCCAATATAGACATCCAATATAAAAGCAGTATTCTTAAAATTACCGAATTTAGGAGAGCGTAAATGTCATTTTTTCACGATATCACAAAAATGAGCGCAAACGGACTAAAGGCTATGCAACGTGGAGTTCACGATCGACTAGTAGAAGAAGATGCACAGCCTCAAGGCCAAGAGAAAGTCTACGGAGTGCGAGAGTTCCCTGACTGGAAGGAGCAAGCGGATGAGATGGAAGCAGAGCTTGATCGAAGGGGTGTTACCTACAAAAAAGTCCCTTGGTGATGGCGAAGTATCTTGAGTTCTGTAAGGAATAGCCTCAAGGGGAATGGCGGGCAGTCTGATAATTTGCCCGCCGTCTCGACATACGCCTTTCGTCTGATCATGCAGTTGCAGCGAATGGCAGCAACGTCCCGCATAGCAGCATTAGCACCCAATGCGATTTACACGCATATTCATTACTAAGCGACAGGTTTGCCAGTGTTCGCAGGGCCGGGCTTGATCCCATCATGTACGTGATTGATCAGGCTAACACCGCTGGCAACCACATCACCATCGACGATGATGTCACCCTTTACATGCGCAGTCGTAAGCGACAGATATGCAACCCCATCATTCATCTGCAAATCAATGCCCGGCATGGAAATTCGCAAGGACGTTGCTCGATCATCTGGCGCGGCTTGTTCATAGGGGCCGGGAAAAATCAGCCCTTTGGTGGTGTCTCCACCTGGGGAGAACACAACGACCTGCGAACCGACAACAGGCGGGCACCAAATCCGAACATCTTTTGATCCAAGCTGAACAAACGGCAACCAGTCAGATATGGCATCTCCGCCAAAACTGACCTTTGCGCGCGCGTTAGCTGGATCCAATTCTGACACTGTGGCGATCATCACAATACGCTCGACAACCCGCATCAGTTCAGATGTGGCATAATCAGACATCAACCACCCTCCAATGTGTAACCGCTTTCGTTGGCAGCGCCCGTATCCGGGGAAAATGCCGAAAATACTTCTGTGGGGGTCACTGCATCGTCGACAAAATAGCTGTCTCCAAGGTCCAGTGAATGCACCCACTCAATCCGCCAAATATCGAAAGTATCAACAGCCGGCGCAAATTCGTCGGGCTCGATCGCCAGCACAATGGCCGCACCCCATGGAATGCCAAGCCTGTTGCTGTGAACGTAGACACCGATTGCACCAGCCGCCTTGATGACCTCGCGCCGAACTTTGGGCGTGCGATGCCCCATAATCACGCGCGCCTCGACATGCAGAAGGCAGGGAAGCTGCCCAGTCTGGGCATCCGCATCGGGGTTTGGCTCTATCTCGCTGAACTGCACAATGATGGCCGGGACAGGTAGATCCGCCCCTTGCTCATCCTCTGCCACCACAGTTTTAAACGTTGGAAACTGTACAGCAAGGCGCTCAACAACAGTATCAAGTGCCGTGCCAAGATCAATTGGATCAGTCATCATCCAACTCCCAAGATTGTTCTGGCTTTGATTTCAGCCCGAAAATGTTTGAAAAAAATACTATCCAGATCAACGAATACTTCATCTTCCAGATAGATCATTATCCTGTCAGCAACCGGCAATCTTGCTTCAGAAATAGCGGATCTGCTTGCACCGTCGCGCTGATAAACACCGCGCTTGCCGTTAATCTTGGCAAAAAATGCACCGTGCAGAGTGGTATTGCCGAACTTGATGCCGCCAGCGGTTTTTGAGGGGAGGCCCTTGAACGCAGATAACGGCAAATCATTTACCCCAAACCAAAGTTTGAGAGAGTTTTTGCCCTTACCGGCTTTATATTCTTTGATGCGTCTGCGAATGGCCTTCGCGTTGCGCAGGCCCAACTCTGTTTGCAATCCCGTTGAGGCCAACTTGCGCAGTGTTGCCGCCGTTCGCTTTAACGCACGACTGCGGGCAAGATCTATCTGCTTGGGCGTAGCCGCGAATTCGGTTGCGATGGCCGTGATTTGCCGGTCATCAATATCAAAGGCCAGCATTATAAGTCACTGTCGTTTTGCCTAAGACCAGCCTGGCAGTTCCGGTGCCATCCAGCTGCGGCTCTTCCATCAGGTCAAACTCGCGACCCTCAATTGTGACGCGATCGTTTTTGTGAACATCAGCAACGTCTACTTCAGCGCATTCGAATTTTGGGGTGACATGATCCATTGAGTATTCACCAATCCGGGCGACCTCATTTGGATCATCGAAAATGCCAAGGACATCACCGATGTTTTCCGCTCCGCGTGTGATATGCGCCGTTGTGGCGAACTCATCAGGATCGAAAAACTCTGTGATGTCCTCAAAGTCAGGGTGCGGCATGGCTTATTTTTTGGCTGTCTTTTTTTCATCAGAAGATGCTGCGTCGTCTTCAGCTGCTTCATCTTCGGGCGTTTCAATGATTTCACACTTCCCGCGCGATTTCAGATTTTGGGCCAAATCTGTGGGAATGATAGGTTTCTTACCGGGCACGACAATCTTACCGTCAATGCATACGGCAGATGTGATTTTGACTTGGACTGTTTTGTTGCTCATGCTTTTATTCCTTGCACGTGAAACTTACCGGCGTGACCGCCAGTAAGTTATTTCGGTTAGTTAATTAAACGACGGGCTTCGCCCCATAGCAGAAGCTTTCCGCATGGCGGTAAGCGATATCCACATCTTGGAAGGCCACGATGCGTTTACGACCCTTCAGGCTGTGCGTGCTCGTATCAACGGTAAGATCCAGACCGCCCCACATGCCCACAATTGCATCTGCAAAGTTACCATGGAAAACGTCGCCCGCAGCGATTTGGGTGGTGATTTCAGCGCCGTAACCATTCACTTCATTACCCGGCTCCCAAATGGTATTCCCATTTGAGCCCGCGAATTTTTCAGTGGTTTTGCAGTGCGAGCGGAACCCTGTGTTGCCACAGTACACCATGCTTTCCATGGCCGCATTGTCAGCGGCAACTTGCCCTTCCATAGCGACCAACTCCGCAAATGTTGGCAGAGTTGCTGCAAATGGAACCGCATTGATCCCCGGAAGATTTTTCAAACCAAGTGGCTGACTGCCACCAGTCCCGTAGAAACCGGCAAGGCTGATTGTGGCACCCAACGCGAAAGCAAGATCGCGGCGGACCAATGCTTCCGTATCAACTGAGGTCTGTTTGAGAGTTGAACGAGTGATCTCAGAGAATGCACCGACAGTCTTCGGGGACAGGCTAATGTTGCGTAGCTCTTGTGCCCCTTCGGTTGTGTCCTCATCATCATTCAGCCAGAAACCTTGGGCCCCAGCAGCTTGGCCAACCATATCATAGTTACCAATAAGCCCACCCATTGGTGTTGCTAGGCGTAGGAAAATAGTAGAGGCACGCAGCATTTCAATAAAGCTACCGCCCAACGTGGTTCCAATAGCCAAACCACCAGTATTCCCAGCCAAAGCACCGTCTGTGCCAGTATTCAACGCCCGCTGCAGAACATCCATCGGAACCATGATACCCTGCGCATCGCGGCCCTGTTCAGTGGCGGCTGCACGACCGCATTCAAATTCAAATGCAGCGGCTTCTTGGGCGCGGCGGTCAGTTGGGTTTAGGATGGCACGAGCCGCACGAACGAATGAGAAGCGATCGACTTCGTTGTCGGTCATGCCGATATTGCCGCCATTATCGTCAAGCGCGCGGTTTCCTGTATCAGTACCAGCAACGTGATCCACAAGGCTGCGTGTAAAGACCTCAACGCTTGTGTTGTTGCGGATCGCATCAGCTGCAAGACTTTGCGCTGAGTATTGTTCGCCAAGCGCCAAAAGGTCTGTAGTGCGCTGTTGCTCACCTTCACGGCCACGCGTAACCATTGCCTGAGTTTCAGAAGCGCGTTCCAGCACCTCAATCTCTTTGATAACGTTGCCATCGGCATCGACTTCAACGCGGACCAGATCACCGGCTGCGTTGCGGATATTTTTAAACATAGGTTCCGGCCCTTCAATTATTGTTGGAATTGTTCTTGTGCCAGTATCCACAACCCCGGCTGGCGCTTCCTCTGGCGGTTCCCCCGCTGCACGCCCGACACCAACGGACGGATCTGCAGGCACACTCACCATTGAAATTTCAAAGGGCTCCCATTCTGTCACTGTGACCTTGTCGCGCTCGCCGTCACGCTCTTCGGTCTTGATCGCTCGAATGAAATACCCAACAGACACATGCCGAATGATGCCATCCAAAATATCGGCCCAGATTTCACTGGCACGCCCGGATTTTCCGAACCGCAACACAGCCCGCCCCCGACGATCACCATCAACTGAAGAACTTTCAACCGTACCGATTTGCACGTCCGCGTTGTGGTTCCAGAGAACCGCAGCCCCATTGGCTAAGCGCGTTTCAATCATCGCACCGGGCGAGTGATCCAAGATTTCATCACCGAACCAACGCGAAACGGGTTCTTCAGAACTGAACGCAACCTCAATGGTGCGTGCTTCCTCATTGATACTGCGAACTTCTGCATGTCGGCGCAGCGGGCCATTGGCACGGTTTGCCGTGATCTGTTCAACCGTGATCGCACGGGTGAGCACGGCCCCGATCAGTGAATTATTCATCATCAGAACCGTCTTTCCCATTTGGGTCATCCTCACTTTTGTTTTTTGGGGGGGGCGTCGGATTGGGCTGCACGCCCAAAACCGCCGCCATAATGAAACTTTCAGGCATTCCCGCGTCTCGCATTCCTTGAATGTCAGCCGCATAGGTGCGCCATGTGGTGTCTGGATCATCACCACGACGGCGTATGATTTCAGAGGGCGACGTCAGCAGATTGTTTTTCGCGTCAACTTCGGCCTTCACATCCTTCGTCGGATCAACCCAAGCCCAGCGGCGACCCTGCCAATAGACGCGGCGATAACGGTCAATTTGCGCGGCGGGCAATGGGCGACCTTTGCTGTGGATCAGGCCAAGCAACATTGAGGGTTCAAGGGCGGATTGATAACAACGGTCAATCAGGGTCTCTAGCAACCATTCTTGCAGATCCATCCAGTGATCACGCTCATTCAAAACGCCATAGCGAATTGAGCTAAAGTTCACCCCTTCAAGGTCATTCGCCAGGCTGACATACGAAACGCCCATGCCTGCACCAGCCCCTCGAATTACCGCCTTATTGAACTGGGCAAGTTCCCCGCTTGGGTAGGTGTTAGGGAATGGCTTTGCTTCTGCACCCGCCGGTAGTTCTTGGAAAACACCACCTTCAGCTTCAATATAAAGTTCTTCGTCTTCAGCTGGGTTCTCTGCATCTTCAGGATCCGGGCCTTCGCCGTCTTTCCATTGAATAAATCCACCCACAGACGCGCCCATTCGCGCGTTTGTTAACGCCGCTTTTTCAAACCCTGAGAGCATATGCAGGCGCCATAACGACGTTGCCGCCCAAGGTATCCCGCGCCGTTGGCCCTCAATGTCTTCAAGGAAACCATGAATGATTTGATTTGCGGGCACGCGTTCGAGGTTGCTGCCGTTGGTGGTATAGGCAGAATTCGCCGCCTCCCCGACCATGAAGAAATAGGCAAGAGGTCGCCCCTCGCGACTAAACTCAATACCCTGCCGGATGAACCGGCCTCCAGTCAGGCCTTCAACGTTGTATTCAACGGGGCATCGCTGCGGGTCGATTGTTTGCAACGCATAACGAAAGGGTCCAGCTGCGCGGCCTTTAATCTCACGAATGAAAAATTCGCCATCTTTCGCTGCTGTTTTCACAGCGGTTTGGCAGATTCTGCGAAAGCTACGCTGGCCCTTGATGTCGCAATTTTCCGCACGGCACCACTTGCGCCACCACGTTTCAAGAGCTTCGTTTGCATCGCGGTCCAGATCACCTTTCGATTTACTGGCTTGCGCCTGCAATGCAAACCCACGATGCCCAACAATGTTCTGGCTGCATTGCCGAATGAAGGCTTTCATATAATCGTTTGATGCTGCTTGTTCACGCGATCTGGCAACCAACACCCGCTGATTGCGATCGACAACCTGATCAGCCGTCAAAGGGGTGGTTGTCCAGTTTGATGTCAGGCGATCCGTTGTCGCCGCATCATGCTGGCGAACCGCACCCGCTGGCCGCGCTGAATAAGAACGGCGCGGCACCTTTGGAATGGAGGTCGCGCGTTCAACCGCCTTGGGCTCTTGCGCAATCACATTGGGTTCTTGAGCGTTTCGTTTGAAAAATTTCCCCATCAGAACCGCACCTTAATTTGACGACCCAGAAGCGTTTTCGGGCGACCACTCGCCACAAACAGCGCCACTTCTTTGCGGTATCTTTCGCGAAGGTCCAACAATTCTGCGATCGATGTACGCACCAAAGTTCGACCATTGATCGTGTAACTCTGCTGATCCTTTGATGCCCGGCGCTCAATCACGGCTTCAATCGCGTCAAGGGTTCGCTGGGCATGTCCTCGCGGATCGTGACCAGCTGCAGTTTGAGCTAGGTCAGCTTGAATTCGTACTTGCCCGGCTTCAATTTCAAAGGTTTCTGTACCGTCGCTGACCCGGATTGCAGCTTGATACAGGCCAGCAGCCCAGTCTTTTGTCACATCAGAAGTGACTGCAAAGATATGCGTCTCAGCATCCCCGATCGCATTCAGATCAATGGGACCTAACCCACGCAGAATTGCTGAGACGGTCCAGATCGGTGCCGGAAAATCAGCTGCAGATATTGTGGCCCGGAAACTAAGTCCCGCCTGTATCGAATTTGGAAATTGCGAAAGCATTTAGAACCCATCGTTATGCGCCCGGACACCGCGCCTCTTACGTGATCGGGCTTTGCGCCTAGTTTTGCGCAATGGCTTCTTCTCTTCCTCTGGCGGTTCCCCCGCTGGGTCAGGTTGCGACGCGACCTCTGGCCCGATCGGTTTCAACCGCGCCAATCGATGTGCAATATTTGGCTTATCAATTTTCAAAGCGGCGTAGGCGTAGATACGACAATCAAAGGCCTCATTTCGATCGCGGGCTTTGTGCCATTCCCGAAACGTAAAGCCCCGCACCATTTTTGTGACCAACCGTTCCGCCGTCATCTGGTCGAAATATTCCTGATCACGTTCATCGCTGTAATGGCAACAGCCCGGCCCATCTTCAAAGGTGAAGCGGCGTGCAACCAATAGCTTTGTTTCATCGGTGCCGACTGTGAACAAAGACACAGGCCGACCACGGCGGCCCGTTTTGACTTTCTTCGGAGCCGTCACAACGGGACGATCCCAACCGCCTACGCCCTTGACGGCAAAAATCTTGCTCCGGTGTTTCCCTGCAAGATGTTCATATGCTGACTGGGTAAAGCCGCCGTTGCCCCCGGTATCGACGCAGGTAGATGATATGCGCAGTTCTGCACCGCTCTCATGGGTGAATGTCTGTGACAGATATTCAAAGAGTTCATTCCAAACAGCGTCCTCCATCGGGTCACCCCAGAAGACTTTGTAATCAATATTCCAACTTTCCTCACCAAGCCCCCAGCCAACGACTTCCACTTCTAGGCGATCAGTTTGCATATCAGCGCCAGCCGTCAACACCCCTACCCCCATAGGAACTTGAGCCGCATATTTCTGCACGCGTGAAATCAGTTTATCCGCTGCAACCTCGTCCGCTTCCTCTATCCATGTTTCAGCCAGTGAAACGTTGGTAAATGTCTGCAAATCGTTTGCAGCTTTCTTGTCCAAGAACGATTGAACGATGTCGCGCAAGCGCGTGAAGCACGAATATAGCTCTGACAGGTGATAAGAGGCATGGCCTCTGAATGGTTTGGTTGCTTTCCACCCTGCCCCGTTATCTTCTGCAGTGCGAATGCAGGTCACCCGTTCGGCGTCTGTGAGGACACAGCCGTTTTTTTGGCAGACATAATGGGCCGTTTCGGGAAGATGCTGGCCCTCTTCGTCCTTGTCCCAACGCACCCCCGCCCATTTCAGCGTTTGGTGTTCTTCGCAGCTTGGGCAAATGATATTAAACCGGCGCTGGTCGCCTTCTTCAAATGCGGATTCTATCCAGCTGACACCCTTGATTGTGGGCGTGCTGATCTCAACCAACAGGCGCTGATCCCCAAAGGTTGCGGCTCGCTGCCACAACAAGCCAACCGGATGCCCTTCGTTGGTTCGATCGTAACCATCGGTTTCGTCGCAAACGATTTTGGGCGCGGATCTGCCCCGCATAGTTTTGGGCGACCCAGACCATGAATACATCATGAAGCCGCCCGGATAACTTTTCATTCGTTGGTTGTTTACGCCATCACGGCCACGCGGCTTGGCGATGGCCTCTTGCAGATCGGCATTTGCTTCCACCAGTGGGTTGAATTTTGTTTCCAGCCACGTTGTCAAATCGCCCTGGCTTGGTTGCATCATGATTTGCGAACAAGGATCTTGAGCAATGAAAAACGCCTGACCACAAAGCGCCAGCTGCGTCTTTCCGACTTGCGCCCCCCACATCAAAGTAATCCGCTGGCATGAAGGATCGTCCATCATGTCCAGCGGTTCACGTTGATACGGAGCATTGTCGAAACGGATCTTGCCGGGAATGGCATTCCCAACGGGAATTTTTACGTTTTGTTCAGCCCATTCTGAGGGCGACAACTTTGGAGGAGGACGCAAGAATTTTTGCGTCTTCTTTGCCGCTTGGACGATTGCACGGGCGTTTCCAAAGTTTGCGCGTGCATTCAATCGTCACCCCCATTTTCTTGGTCGTCTTCATCGTCAATTTCCAGATCAGATTCAGCAATCAAATCACTGTCTGAAAGCACTTCTAGAACCTGATCCACCTCGCCCAAGATCACAGCTTTGATTTCAGTTTCATCTGTGATGCCGATCAATCCGCGCGCGGCGCGACCCGGTAAAACATTACGCAGACCAGCGCGCACTTCACCAAATGCTTTTGCCATGGCGCGTTGAATTTGTTCGATCGGCGCAACCAAGTCTTTTGCCTGCGCCAATTCAAGTTCAACCATTTCGGTTTCGGCTTCTAGCTTCCGGCGCTTCAGTTCATCATTACTGGCAACCTGAACCCCGCTGGCCTCTTCTCGAATGCAATCTTCGCGCCATCCGTGGACTTCTGCAGAGTTGAATTTCCATGGCTTACCGCGTGACCCACGTTCCACCGCAGGACAACCACGGCGAACCCAATCATCCAACGTTGTCATAGCGATACCGAATAAATCCGCAGTTGCTGCACGGTTCAATATGTGTCCTTTTCCGACCCTATTGCTCATGCTTCAGCGCTCCAAAGTAATAGTAGTAGGCCAACGTTTTTAAATCCTCGCACAAATGTTTTTTTGCGATGTCTAACACCCACAGGCCTCTCCCCCCTTGGGAAGGACCCGTTTTTCTGCGGGCTATCGTATCAACTTGAATGATTTCAACGCGCCTACGCCTGAGCCCACGTAGAACAGCCAGCTGATCATATCGCCTGCCCATTGCTGCATCTGTGGCGTCGGCAGGTCGTAAACATCTTGATCGCCAAACACATCGCGCAGGTAGGGAATGCTGTCGACAAACACAGCGCACCACCAGAGCGCCAACGGGCAAAGAAACATCCCGGCAAAGATCCAGAACCAAGGAAAAGACAGCTTGGCTTTGTTGTAATCTGCCATGATCTGCGTTTCAGCCACGGCCTCACGCGCGATAGCAACTGTAGTTTCCGCCTTGATCCGTGCCCGATCGTTGCCAAGCTCTGCCTTGCGCTCGATATGCGTCAAGGCTTTCTCCACGATGCCGCCAAAACCTATCTTTATGAAAAACGCCAGAATGCTACTCACCGCAATGTCACCCCAGCATTCGTCATTGGACGCAAAATCAGATTGCCGATGATTGTGGTGACCATGACAGCGCTGCGCGCCATTGCTACCCGATCGTCACCCCAGCCTGCCATGGCCAATTGATCGACGACAGGGGCCAATTCATTCGCACAGGCAACAAGGCCGGTAAGCAAATTGAACCAAATGGTTTTTGATTGCCAGAATGGTTTCAGCATCACAGCACCTCTGTTGCAACACGGGCGTATGCCTGCGCACGGCGGGAATGATGAACTGCGCGTAAGGCCATAATCCCAGCAACGATCAAAGCAACACCCAAGCACGCCCATATAGCAATCTCAGGAAGGCCAGACAGGCCACTTGCAACGCCACCACCAGCAACAGACACCCCAGCGGTTCTTTGTTGCCCTGCGGCTTTTTGCGCGCCCTGTGCTTCGACTTCCAAGCGGTGAACAGAAGGGACAGCCATAGCGACAGCCACGGCCTCTGTATCTGCTACGCGACGCGCCCAACCACGGCCAAATGTTGACCAAGTGCGCAACTGGCGCAGGAAGCTCATGCGTGCAGCACAAGCCTTCTGAATGACTTCAGTTCGGCTGCCAGTTGTGTTTGCAGCAAGGATGGTTTTATCACCAATACGTCCATCAACCAGAACGCCAAGCGCCCGCTGAAGCCATTTTTTGCCGCGAACCGGTCCAGAGTTTACAGCAGCATCAAAGGCTACGAGGTCCAAACCTGCGGGCAGATCATCACCGCGCACAGTATTCCAATAACCTGAGCGGAAAATTTCACCCGCTTCGCGCTTATCCAGATTGCGCACATCTTGATTTGTGACTGGTTTCTTGCGGTGACGCGCTAGGGTCTTATGTGTCACCCCGTAATTTGTCGCCCCGCCTGGATCGCGCGGGTGATTGACATAGCCGCCTTCCCATTTCAGGACGTGATCTCGGCATTTATTGAAATTGGTGGCAGTCATGGTGGGCTCCAAGGTCTGTGAACCTTCAGAAAACCAGCCTTTGCCCCGCCTTTCCTCTGGCGCTTCCCCTTACTGGCTTTCGACTGCCAATAATTTACACACACGACATCCCAGCAGGATAGCTTTGTTTTTTATTTTCCATCGCCGTCATCATGTTAGGAGTTTCTCGAATCTTGGCTCACAACGCAATCCATCTAAATCCTTATCATCAAGCAGAAAATTACTTTCTGGCAAGATATTAGCTTGTAGACACGCTTCGAGCTCTTCCAGAGCCCCAGTAGTTTGCCCCCTAATCGATCGTACACATGCCAAATTGTAACTTGGTTCACCTGAGAGATCTTTTGCGCGCAATAATATACTTTCTGCCAATTGAAGCTTCACTTCTTTCTCTGCCAACGAACATGTTTGTGCTTCATCACTGAGCGTGCCGCCCCAGTTAGCGAGCACCTCCGGCATGTCTGGTTTGATCTCAAGTGCGGTCGCGTATTTTTCCCCCGCTTCCTCAAATTTCTCAGCCCGGGCATCCCCTGAAAGCGTTGCAGCTTGCCTCCCCAACATACCACCCCAGTTAATGAGTGCATCCAACACGTCAGGTTTGATCTCAAGTGCGGTCGCGTATTTTTCCCCCGCTTCCTCAAATTTCTCAGCCTGAGCATCCCCTGAAAGCGTTTCCGCTTGCATGCTTAGTAGAACACCCCAGTCAGTGAGCACTTCTGGCATGTCTGGTTTGATCTCAAGTGCAGCCGCATATTTCCCCCCCGCTTCCTCAAGTTTCTCTACTCGGGCATCGCCCGAAAGCGTTTCCGCTTGATTCCTCAACAATGTGCCCCAATTAGTGAGCGCCTCCAGCATGTCAGGTTTGATCTCAAGTGCGGCCGCATATTTTCCCTCCGCTTCCTGGAATTTTTCAACTTGGGCATCTCCCGAAAGGGTTGAAGCTTGAATGCTCAGTAAAACACCCCAGTCAATGAGCACCTCTGTCATGTCAGGTTTGATCTCAAGTGCAGCCGCATATTTTTCCTCCGCTTCCTCAAATTTCTCAACCTGAGCATCCCCTGAAAGCGTTGCAGTTTGATTCCTCAACAAGGCGCCCCAGTTAATAAGCGCCTGCAGCATGTCAGGTTTGATCTCAAGTGCGGCCGCATATTTTTCCCCAGCTTCCTGGAATTTTTCAACTTGGGCATCTCCTGAAAGCACTGCTGCTTGAATGCTCAGCAAGACACCCCAATTGGTGAGCACTTCTGGCATGTCAGGTTTGATCTCAAGTGCAGCCGCGTATAATTTCCCCGCTTCCTCAAATTTCTCAACCTGGGCATCCCCTGAAAGCTTTGCAGCTTGTTCCCCCAACATGCTGCTCCAATTGGTGAGTGCTTCCAGCATGTCTGGTTTGATCTCAAGAGCTGCCGCGCACTTCTTCCCTGCTTCCTCAAATTTCTCAGCCTGGGCATCGCCTGAAAGCGTTGTGGCTTGCTCCCCCAACATGCCGCCCCAGCTAGCGAGGGTGCCCGCCATGTCAGGTTTGATCTCAAGTGCGGCCGCGTATTTTCCCTCCGCTTCCGCGAATTTCTCAATCTGGGCGTCTCCTGAAAGCGTTGCCGCTTGAATACTCAGCAAGACACCCCAATTGGTGAGCACTTCTGGCATGTCAGGTTTTATCTCAAATGCGGCCGCGTATTTCCTCCCCGCTTCCTGGAATTTCTCAACTTGGGCATCCCCTGAAAGGGTTTCTGCCTGATTCCTCAACAAGGTACCCCAGTTAGTGAACGCCTCCAGCAGGTCAGGTTTGATCTTAAGTGCGGTCGCGTACTTTTCCCCCGCTTCCTCGAATTTCTTAACCTGGGCATCTCCTGAAAGCGTTGCCGCTTGCATGCTCAGCAAGACGCCCCAGTTTGCGTGCGCTTCTGGCAGGTCAGGTTTGATTTTAAGTGCGGTCGCGTATTTTTCCTCCGCTTCCTCAAACTTTTCAACTTGGGCTTCCCCTGAAAGGGTTTCCGCTTGATTCCTCAACAGGGTGCCCCAATTGGTGAGCGCCTCCAGCAGGTCAGGTTTGATCTCAAGTGCGGTCTCGAATTTTTCCCCCGCTTCCTCAAATTTTTCAACCTGAGCATCCCCTGAAAGCGTTTCCGCTTGAACACCCAGCAAAATACCCCAGCTAGTGTGCACCTCCGGCATGTCAGGTTTAATTTCAAGTGCGGTCGCGTATTTCCCCCCCGCTTCCTCGAATTTTTCAAACTGGGCGTCTCCCGAAAGGGTTTCCGCTTGCTTCCTCAACAAGGCGCCCCAATGGGTGAGCACTTCTGGCATGTCAGGTTTGATCTCATGTGCAGCCGCGTATTTTCCCTCCGCTTCCGCAAATTTCTCAACTTGGGCATCCCCTGAAAGGGTTTCCGCTTGTTTCCTCAACAATGTGCCCCAATTGGTGAGCGCCTCTGGCAGGTCAGGTTTGATCTCAAGTGCGGCTGCGTATTTCCTCCCCGCTTCCTCGATTTTTTCAATTTGGGCATCCCCTGATAACGTTCCGGCTTGAATGCTAAGCAAAATACCCCAGTTAGTGAACGCCGAATGTATATCAGATTTGATCTCAAGTGCGGTCGCGTATTTTTTCTCCGCTTCCTCAAATTTTTCAACCTGGGCATCGCCCGAAAGCATTTCTGCTTTTTGTAGAAATTTGTTTCCTTGTGTAATAAATACCCATGCACGGATTTCGCGCTCTTCGTCAGAATCATTTACGTTAGCTGAAACAGCTTCACTTTCTTGCCCGGACATTAACTGACTTGCAGCTTCCTCAGCGCCTGTACGCTCTTCACTCCACTTCTCGGCCACTTCATTCAATCTTTTGCGAGTGTCAGTCAGGACTGCGGTTTGCTCCTTCTCAGCTACCGGAAAATCAGGTAATGGGCTGAGAGCCTTTAAGACGTGCGCTGGAGGGTTATCAATAATCGGAATTGGCCAACTCCCGACTCCACGGGCAATCTCAAGCATTGTCATATCGAAATCACAATCGCCCACATAATGGGCATAATTTTTTGCTAACAACTGCCTCAAATGCGCTTCCGGTTCAGCTTCAAACCCAAGCCAAATCAAATTGTTATTACAGTCGAAGACTTCCTCTATCACAGTGAATGCAGCATCGGATTTACCACTGTAACCGACTACAATCGTAAGGTGATTACGTAAACTATCCGCGAGGAGTGGCCGAAGTTTCGCCGCATGACTTTGCGTTTCGTCTTCAGTATTCAATAAAGTGAGCCCATAGCTTTGCCCATGCAGATGGAAGATAGCCTTATCAGCCAAACCTGTAACATGTGATGACGGTGCTACGCCAAAATCATAAACCGGCAAATGCGCCCCCATGAGGCTCACAGCGCGTTCGAGCAAGAAATCAAAATTAAATGTTAATACGCGCCGGACTTCGGTTGTCAGAACAATGTTGGCAAGGGCAACATGCCCCCAATTCATTTTTTCATCTTGCAACATTGGCTCAATAAGCCTTTTACGATCTGCAGGAGCAAGTGCTCCCATCACCTTCCCATAATCCAAGCGCTCGACAGAGGACAGCGTAGAGAGACAGTGCGCAAAATCATTTTCGATCATCGTTACTAATTCTAGAGCGGTGGGAATACCAGCACTTCGTGAAGCTCCCGCACCGACTATTAGGGTGATGTTCTCCGCATTACGAATATGCCCAATCACTTCGTTAATTTTCATCTTTAAATTACCTTATACGGTCCTAGAACGTTAAGTTTCCACGCATTTAACGCAATCGAATCGTGCCAACCAGAATAATCCCTTTAGGAAAGTTAACTCGGTAAATTAAGTGCTGCTACCCCTTCACCTGCTAATATCTCACGCACTCGATAAACTGACAGGTCAACGCCATGCGCAATGTCTATGACCGCGCAACCTTCTTCCGCCATTTCGTGGATCCGCTGGTTCCGTGCCTGCCTCACCAAAAACCTACAGTTTGACGGCTGCAATATCATTCCAGAGAACGCCCGCGACAGCTTGTGTGCATCAGACCATCCCAATATTCGCACCAGCTGGTGATCAATAGGCAATATTTTTGGAACATAGACACACACCCGCCATTTGCGTGAACCTGACTGTGGTAATTGCCCGATCAAATGAAACGTTTGTTCTTCCCCAATCACATCTGCAATCTCAGCAACCGATTCCGGCAGCGCTGCATTCATAAAAGCACCTCTTGGCGGGGATCAATAAAATCGCGGTAAAGCCGCTTGCGCGTCCATGCGTTCGGCTCAGGTGCCGGGCGGTTTGTATCCCAGACGAACCAGCTGTTGCGCTGGGGTGGTGCCCCCAGCCCTCTGAAATCAACCTTCCAACAACACAGAAGCTCGATCGATGGTGGATGATCGTGCAAGAGCGTATCCATCCCGTTGATACGGGCAGCCGGCCAATCTGCATTCAGCAGGAAGGCGATATAACCACAGCCCAAGCCCAGCGCGTGTTTTAACCAACGCCCATGGCCATCGCGGGCGTTGATTTCGCAGTAAGGCGGGTTCGTGATCATCTTGCTCGATGGCGCTTCATCAAAATCATAAAGGCTTTGCAGGATCACACCCGGATAGCCGCGGTTAACAACATCAGAACCGATCACGTCATGACCGTTGGTCTTCAACACGTGGGCCATGTGACCACCTCCCACGGCACTTTCCCACACCTTGCCGGGGTGCGCGTTGATATGTACGTTCTCAACCGCCAGAAACGCCGCTGTAGCGCTGGCGGGTGTTGGGTCATAGTCCAGAGGATCACGGCCTGTTTCTGGCGCGCGCTGGGCAGGTAACACACCAGAGAACAATGGCGCCGGGTTTCCTTCCGGGTTTTGTCCTGCGATTGCGCGAAACAGCGGCTTTGCAGAAGCGGCCATCAGGTCAACACCAACCATGCAGTGCAGAGAGCATTGAAAGCGATCAGCCAAAACACAACGCCCAGCCGCACCTTCAGTTTATTTTCCATCGCTTTAATCGTCGAGATGCGTGCAAGGCCTGTCTCTGCCAATGTGCATAATGTTCGCGCGTCGTCTGCTGGTATTGCCACGGCGTTGCCTGCGATCGCATACACACGGATCCTCTCAATAAGGTTCAGGCTCATACCTCGACCACCTCAACCCCTTGGGCGGCAGCAACAGCACGGCGCACCTCATAGTCACGCGTTGGCATGCCCTTGGCGTCCTCATAGACCCGCAAGCCTGTCTCAGTGTCCCTATAGGCGAAATCAACCGTGATCCGCATCGGCTTGCCTGTGCGTGTCTTCAGTGGCTCTTTCAGCCCGTGCAGATAAATCACCTCCTGACGTTGCAAGTCGCTGATCTTACCGGCCCGTTGTAAAAGATTGAGTGACGCCCAGCGCCGTGCCTCCTTATCGGAATCGAAGGTTATGCCGTCGACCGTTACACGCTTAGCGTTGTACTTGTTGCCCTTGGGCTTGGGGTTATTGATCACTGCGTTAAGCTGAGCGGCGGTCATACGTTCAGGCTGAGACATTGCTTGCCTCCATACCTGCGCGGATAGCTTTCTCTGCACGGCGCGCACCGCTGATCACTGTTGTGTGGTCGCGCCCCATCACGCGCCCAATCTGGGCAGCTGACAGGTTTTCACGCAGGGAAAGGGCATATACGGTCTGCCGTGCATAGGCCAAGTCTGCGGATCGACAGCTACCCGTTATGTCAGCAATCCTCAAACCAGCTGATTTAGCGACGGCCTTCAAGATGGCCTTGACGGTCACGCGCCCGGTTGCGTCAGGTATCAAGCCCAGCGCCATGCGAAGATATGCATTGTCTTCTTCCAGCTTGCGGATCTTTGCTGCAGATGTGGTGACGTTCTCAATCACTTTGTTTGCGGTTTCCGGGCTCATGACATGCCCAGCGCTTCTTTGTACATTTCCAGCACCGCTTCTTCTTCGGCGATGTCGTCAGGCTCACGCTTACGCAGTGCAATAACCTTGCGCAGAACCTTGGTGTCGTACCCCCTGCCCTTTGCCTCTGCCATCACTTCCTTTTGCTGTTCAGCGATGTCTTTCTTTTCGGCTTCTAGGCGTTCAATGCGCTCGATGAACTGGCGCAACTCGTCAGCAGTGACGCGGTAAGCACCATCCGTGACTTGACGGTCAGCTTCGGTTTCTTTCATTGGTGGTTTCATGACCGTTTCCCGTCCATGTGTGAATTGATCAATGACCCTGCGAATTTCAGGGCACTGGCGATGTCCTTTGCGATCGGGCTGGTGGCAGACAGTCGGTCTTGCACTTCGTACGTCAGCTGGATCTCGTCCAGGCTATGCAGATGCACCCGCTTGTTGCTCTTGAACGGCACGGTGGTACGAAACACGCAGTCACCGGCTACAGGGTCCACGGTGACGACCGCCACACCGAACACATGGCCGTTGGCAGCGGGGTTGCAGTGAACTGAGGTCAAAACGATACCCCCACTGATTTGCATTGCTGCTCTGTGACCAAGGCGCGCTTAATCAAATCACGAGCCATTGCGGGTGAAACCACGTTTGCAGCAAATTTCTTCCCGCCAGTGATCATCCGCGCATAGTTTGCGGCGACCTCATCGGGTGTGGCGCGCTGGGCCTTGGCCGTGGTTGCGACAGATGCCCAGCGCGCCTTGGCAATCCAATTCTCAGGATATGCGATGAACTTGGGGGCATTGCCCTTTTGCTCTGTGGCGTATGCCTTGGCCCCGTTCAAGATCGTTTCCGCATCGACGCCCAGCGCCAAAGCTTTTTCCAAAGCAGCGGCCACACGATCGGGGTTTCCGGGTTTCGGATAAGCCAGCAAGAACTCTTGGCATAGATCATCCATGCCCCAATTTGAGACATGGTTTTTTCCCATGCCCATGCCATGACCCTGTGTCACCTGGCTGGAAATCCCGCTTTGCGAAAGTCGTGTCTCATTTTGGGACATGGATGCTTTTGAATTATTCTGAAGATCAATATCTAGATTTTGTGCGCCATCTTGTGGCGCAATAGGTTCCTTTACGGTTCCAGTACGGTTTGGGTGACACTGTGTCACCTCTTGGGGTGACATGGTGACACCCGTGTTTTCATTATCCTTACGGGTAGAAGGCAGGTTTTGGCAGATTGGCAGGTTAATTTGGTATTCGACTGTGAACCCATTTTTGCACTTTTTGTATCCGACTTGTGAGATGATACCCTTTGCCAAGAGACTGTCTGTTGATCGCTGGATTGTACGTTTGCTTATTTCCAGATCAGCCGCCATGTGGGCCTTTGATGTCCATACACCAGACCCGTCATCGGATGCGCTGCCAGCCATAAACATCAACACAGATTTGTCTGAGGATGACCCCGTTTTTTTCCGTTGAATAAGGCCAGATACTAGGTTGCTCATTGCACGCCCTCCATACTTGCTGACATTGCCCGTGAAATACCGACAACGGCACTGCGCAGGCGTGACAAGTGCTCGTCATGAATGGGTGATTGTTCGAGATCGTTTGAAACAATGCTCAAGGCCTGAGTAAGGCCGTGCATTTCACAAAGAATATCGCCGTTGTCTTTGGGTGTAGCTGTAACGCTCATGAGTCCACTACACCCCCGGTCAGTCTTCCACAGTCCATTATTGGAACGCTTGCGAATTTCGGCTGATGGGTCATTTCAGCCCCCACAGGATCTTGCCGCGAACGTAAGCGTCAAATGCGTTTACGATGGCGCGCCAGTCGTCGTTGTGGAATTCCATCAGCGCGACAAAGAAATCCATCTCACTCTTGGGGAAGCTGTCACCATCAACCCACTTAGTCGCGGCCCGGACAGACACGCCTGAGAATTCAGAAAGAGCGCGGATAACGTCAGGCCTGTGATGCGTTCCGGCAATTACATAGCCAGCAAAGAGAACCCGCTCTGACCGCGTTGAACGCGCCTTGATCAGTTTCCAGCATTTTGTGAACGTAAGTCCTGCAAGCGGATGCTTTACAGATTCACATGAAGCACACAGTAAAACAGGACCATCGTTATGGCCGATGCCAACATGAGAAATTTGCGTACTCATTGAGAGGATACCACATTTGCGCTGATATATTTCTGTATCCGTTCAGCGACCGTCAAGGTACAAGTTCCGCCCTTTTTCATAACACCATACAGCCGACTGCTACCAACAGCCCGGCTAGTTACTGTGGCAGGAGCGATTTTGGCCCGGTTGGCATAACGCTCGATGGACTTGATGAGATCATTGTTTGTCATGTCACACATATGGGGATAATTATCCCTTATCGTCAAGGGATAATTGTCGCCTTTATGCGCGGCGAAAGGAGACTATTATCCCCAGCATGACTTTATCATTCAAAGACGCCCTTCTAAAACGGGTCGAGCAATCAAACGTATCTCTGAAATCCGTGGCCGATGGTGCAGGGGTGTCTTATGAACAGCTAAAGAAACTGAAGCAAAATAAGAGCCAATCAACTAATGTGGATGACGCCCTTAAGATTGCTCGACACTTTGGGATGACCTTAGATGGCTTCCTTGAGGATGAGACTGCTGCTTTACGGTCAGAGATCGCCTCGCTGTGGGACCAACTTTCTCAAGAAGAGCGAGATTTTCTGATGCGATCTGCAAAAGGTGTGATCGCTTCTCGCCCGGTAGACAGTTAACAATTTCACGCAGAAATTCTACAAAATCCCCAAGCTCTGATTTTTCGGCGTATTCGGCCATATTCCATCTTCCCCAATTCAAATAACCCGCAAGCTGCGGAATATGGGGGCTGTCCCGCCCCGCTCTATACGATCCATGACCCGTTTAAACGGCCTCAGAACTCAGAAAGGGCGCAGGGAATCGAACCGCTACGGCGTGTACCTTGATTTGCGAACGAATAGAGAACACCTACCAGCAAGTCAAGAATGCCAACCGCCCTAAGTCTGCACAATTTGGTGAAGCGCGAATTGTCACATGGAGTTATTTTGAATTGATCGAATCTACCATTGGTAGAAACTAAACGCATATTTGATTTGTTTTATTGGAATGTAATATGCGTCTAACTATTTTCTCTGCGCTTCTCGCATCGACCATTAAATTCATGCCTGAAACCGCATCCGCCCACGGCGGTGGACTTAATGCTCAGGGTTGTCATGCTGGTTCGAAACCTTACCATTGCCACAGATCGCAAGGATCTACTCGCTCCACCACCCGACGCTCCAACTCAGGAGATAAGAACTGTTCCGATTTCAGGTCATGGGGTGCAGCCCAGGCGTTTTTTGAGAACGCAGGTCGTGGTGATCCGCATGGGCTGGATCGGGATAATGACGGGATCGCCTGTGAGGCGTTACGTTGAGAACATGGATTAGTACAATCTGCCCAATTTTATCACTAAAACATAGGAGGTATATTTGAAATTCAAGATCCCAAATGACGCTATGGAACCGTTGGACGCACACATAGAGATAGGGCCAGACCACATTATTTTGCAAAGTCGCGGCGGCACACTTGGTTCATCAAAAGCCAAAAACACGGATTACTCAGAAGGCTTAAAGATTCTATTATGCCGCCTCAAACAAAATAAAGCGTGTTTTACAAAAGGGTATGTGGATAGCAGTAAAGTTCAGAGCATTTCAGTTGATCAAAGAGTTGTCGTCTCACAAAATGAACTCGATTTCCCTGCCAACGAACTGTTCACGCTCATCAGCCGCAGAATACGGCAAGTGGGTAAGCCACTCTCAGAAGTCAGACCTACAGGCAACGCCAACAAACGTCTTCGCTTTAATCTGCATGGCGTCACTGTAGAGCAGATAAGAAAGATTGCGATGGGAAATGTAGGCGCGAACTGGGCAGAAATTGCACCAGAGCTATCGGATGAGGATATGCGATGGACCGAAGGTAAACTGAGGCTCGTAACCCACTTACGGCGTGAGCGCGCGCGGGGGTTGAGCCGCAAGAAGAAGGCCCTCTTCAAACAACAACACGGCAAGTTGTTCTGTGAGATGTGCAACTTAGATCCGGTCGCAAGTTACGCTGATAAATTGGCTGAATCCTGCATTGAGGTGCATCATCATAAAACTGCGGTATCAGACATGTCCAAAGGTCATCAGACCACACCGTCCGACCTTCAATGCCTCTGTGCGAACTGTCATCGGCTTGTTCACATGCAATTAAAGGCGCAACTTCAGTAACTCTTGGTTAACCACCCTGCCTCAGAGTACCGTATATGAAACAGGTTTGGAAAATAGCTGTCCTATCCACCCGCCCAACCACTTATTGATAGGCGCTGAACGTACCGTTTGATTTTTAGCGGATCAAGAAGGCAATCTCTGGAACTAGTTTCAACGGAATCTATGCAGGCCAGAAATAGGACATCGCAACTTTTGGACCCATTATAGTCCGCTTTGTACGTGAACGGGTTCTTGAGCTTTTGCAACCATTGGTTTAAATAAACGGCGCTAGAGGATAATTCGGGTTACGCTAAAATTTGGGAACATCAAACCGCACCCTTTTAACTAACAGCACTTACATTATCGACTACATTGTATCTTGATAAGGGATGAAATATTGAACACGACGAAAATAATCTTCCAGTGCCCGATATCTGGTGGCCCTAAACAATATCAATATTTGCATTCAGTAAAGCACCGCGATCGGAATTCTGCAAAGTCACAATGGACCATTTCAAAAGACGAAGAGACCAGCTCTTTCAAGAATACTTGTGAAGCGAGTTGGATAAATGGGGGATGTGGCTGGGGCATACACATTGTAGACGAAAAAATAGCTTACCTTGGATACGACAGAGATGTGGGCGATGTCTTTCTAGCTAAGTTTGACAATCATTCAAAAGATCAGTGGCACGGATACCCATGCAATTATAAGATCAACAATCAACTTCCACCTCAGCAAATTTTGCTATCTTGGGTTGAAGAAGGCATCCTGAAGCTCTCCAAAATGCGAAAGATAACTAGGGGGCAAAGATGCGCGATCTGAATATTTCGATAGAGGGGTCTTGGTGGGACACACTTCTATACAAGGGGAAGCTTCATTGCCTTACGCCAGAGGGCGATTGGGCCGTTTATGATTGGGACGCACTTACATCCGATTTAGAAGCATCTATCGAAGCAGCTGCGCGACCCGCCCTACATTTTTCCTTCCGAGCAAGCAACGCAATCAAGAGTGGTGCTTTATCAAGACAAGGTGTTGAAAAAAGTTTCGAGAATATAACTACACAAGATTTTAATATTTCTTCTAAGAAGATTGCTGAATATCTGCTCGTGAAGTCTGATGTTTCAGCTGCGTTCCCGAGCACATCGATGAACATGCATTATGATAGAATGATAATGTCTTCTCAGAATGGAGTTCATGTTGAATATGTAAACTCCGACCAACTAGGCAAACATTCATTGAAGAAAATTTCCTCAATTGCAACGCGACAAATTGCGGCTGCGTTTGGAAAGATTGCGTGCGCATCGGGTGACGCCGGATTGCGTCAGTTAGACCTTCATCTAGAGCAAGGCTTTAAGCCCACCGAAAGTGAAGGGCATGAGCTTAACAGTGCAAGTTGTGACGCATGTGATTGGATGTACCAAAATATCTCTGCGACTTCATACCGAGGGGGGAGCTATTTAGCAAACTTCAGAAAGACTGGGAAGAATTTTGAACCAGCAAAGACCGAAATGGCATCCAATGAAGGAGAAGGGGCTGAAATCGAAAGGATTGAATTTTCTGGCAACTCAGATCTCAATGAAGGGATCAAAGATGCAAGTTCTGAGTTGGGTCAAACAATTTCTTGGGGATCACACGACAAAATCTACAGAGTATCTGGCAAGAAATTAGAGGCATTTCGCTTTTTGGCATCTGAGAAGAGACCGCTATTGGGAGACATTGAGCTGCCCGGCTGTGCAAGTGAAATTGTTTCCGTTAGATCGGCACTTTTTGGGGTCGTTATTGAGTTTGATGAAGCTGTAATTGTTATAAAGGGCGACGGCTCTCGGGTCGATTTCGATGGAGAACCGGTCAATATTTCTACTTTTTCGAGGTCTCGGAGGTACGAAAACCAGCTCCACTTAATAATGGAAGACCGCGTTCAAGTGAAATCACTTAATCTGAGCTTCGATGCAGAGGGCTTCTATAGCAAGATGTTTGGCTCGAGATCGCCGGCAAATTGGTTCGGTTGAGCGTTTCCTTTGTGCTTGGCCTTGGGGCGGAGAGCTTTATGTTTGGACGTCGGCCCTGCCGTTGTATTTGGAGCGCAACGTACTTTACGGCCTCACCCAGTCCAATTGATTCTGTTGGGGTGAAAAATTTAAGGGATGATTATCCCCTTCGTGATTGACATTAGGGATAATTATCCCTTAAATTCATCCCATACTAATGGCAACGGAGTATGGGACATGAACGCATCCCCAACTCCATGCGATCGGAGAATATTCATGAATGCTAATACTGCAGCAACAAATCGCGAGAATGCGCATTCCAATGCGATTGCGGTCGTCACCAACCCGGAACACCACGCAGATGATCGTGACGCTCGTTTGATTGCATGGGCAGTCCTGAAGGCTGCGCGAGGCCAGTCAGTACATGTTGAAAACCTCCAGAGCATTGCGCAATGAAGTTAGAATCCGAGCAGGATCATCTGGCGCCATAACCGCGATCACGCGGCGTCGACGGTGATCACAATGCAGTTTTGCAACTGTACCTGAACCAAGCCATCCCGAACTCGATCAAAACCGCGCCAGCACCTCCCTCCGATGCCCCCCAATACAAAGGACAACGCACATGACCAAAGCTTCACAACCCGCCCGTCTCTATGTGAAAATGAATGAAGCTGCTGCGATGTTTGGTGTGGGCCGCAGCGCGCTCTACCTAATGAGCCAACGCAAAGAGATTCGGATCTACAAATTCGGCGGTGCGTCTATTTTGAAGATTTCTGAGATTGAAGACCTGATCAAAAGCCGCGTTATGCAGCACGACGTGCCTGGGGGACTGGCTGGGGGGCCAGAACACACCAACACAACAAGAGGCGTGTAA